TATTTTGCTAGAAATCAGCATGGTGTTCCGCGAGAGAAAATATTAGAAATGGCTAAGAGGTATGAGTCATGATTTTCTTTGTTGGCGACACACACTTTGGTCATGCCAATATAATTACTTATTGTAATCGTCCATTTTTGACAGTTCAAGACATGAATGAGAAGTTGATTCAAAACTGGAATAGGGTAGTTCAACCAGCCGATACAGTAATTCATTTAGGTGATTTTTCCTTCTTAAAGGATGATAAGGCAAAAGAGATTTGTGCCCAATTAAACGGTCACAAGGTCTTAGTAAGAGGTAATCACGATAGACAAACCGGTGTAATGCAACAGATTGGTGTTGTCTACTATTACATATTTTGTCCCGATAAACATTGCATCAGCAACTGCTTTTTGACACATACTATGTGCGTAACCAAGTCTTCTAACATCAAATCTATAAACACCATCAGCACCTATGAAAAAATGGTCGGCGCTAGCAATAAAGATGCTCTTTTTGTCTTTAGAGAATTCGTTAGCCCATGTGGATTTTCCAGAACCAGGAAGTCCGATTAAGAGTATCAATTTACTCACTTAAGACCTCTATTTTACAGTAGGGTGCTTTGATGGCTTTTATAAGTTCTTCGCTATAATCAGGACTTCTAACCTCTTTCCAAATTAATATAAACCCATCATCTAATTCCCATCTTATACATTCGATTATTTCTTCTCTATATGCACAATCATAAGGTTGACAATTATTGGTTATAACTTTAATCTTCATTTACAGTACTCCTTATGTGCTTTAACTTGTTTAATCTCAATCATTCCACTCTTTGTATCAATTACTATAGCAGAAAGATATCCACCCATTACACAACCTGTATCTAAAGAGATTGTGTCATAAAATCGCCACCGGAAATCATTGCCCTTGCCTGTAGGCTTTCCAATTTTTACATTATCTTGCCAAAACACAGGATAATCCATTGATTGGATATCGTGTCCATGTAAAATTAATCCAAACCTCCCGTCATATACTTCTTGCCATTCTAAGCATTCATCTCGCGGTATTTCAGGTCCGTAAGTTCCATCGTTATTATGGACTGTTGAAACCTTTTCTAAATCACTCTTTCGTATAAAACGCATTCGTGTGATTTCATTAAAGTCTTTACCGCTTAATGGTTCAAGAATCGTATGAGGACTAACGCCACCGTGAACTAATAAGATGCCAGGAGGAAGTTGGATAAATGGTTTCCAACCTAATATATACTTTTTATTCTCATCAGTTAGAACTTCGTACTGTTTACGACGTTCTTCGTTCTCAATTGTGTCTGGTCTTCTATTCTTCTTTATAAATCTTTTAAACTTCTCATCATGATTACCTAAGACAACCTCAACATTATATACTCTTAATAACTCTAAAACTTCATTTATATTACCCTGACCCTTATCAAAAATATCGCCCAATGAGTATATTTTGTCAACCTTATCCGCCGCCAAAGTCGCTAAAAGTTCTGCTAATTCGTCTATACAACGATGAATATCTCCTATACAAGCTATTTTGGACATTACATATTCTCACACATAGAATCTAAACACTCATTGCAATATAGACCAGACATTTCCCACCCTGAAAATCTATCATCGGTATCATATTCACATTCACCATATTCTTCGTTTGCTTGGTCAATACTTAACTTACAACCTTTGCAAATGCCGTCTGTGGGAGGAGTGGGAGATTTAAATATCATCTAAGAGACTCCTAAGAGTAAATTACTTTGCCAATGGATGTTGAATCTTGTTTGCACGAGAACGAATTCGGTGTATTATACACTAAGGAGAAACTTATGCACTTAAAATATGATTTAACTGGCCAAAAATTTGGAAAATGGCTGGTATTAAAGAGAACTAAAAACGCAAAGTATCGTGAACCTATGTGGTTATGTAGATGTGATTGTGGGAGAGAGGTACCTGTTTATGGCAAGTCTTTGCGACATGGTGACAGCACACAATGTAAAAAGTGTTACTCTAATAGACAAGAAGACATTACTGGTAAAAAATTTGGCAAATGGACAGTTTTATACAAATTAACAAAACCTGATAGAAATCGCAGTTTACGATGGTGGTGTAAATGCGAGTGTGGATATGAAACATCCAAAGTCGCCGTACATTTAAGTAGCGGTGTATCAAAAGGGTGTAGAAAATGTGCCGAAAAGGCGTTTGCAATCAAACCAGTATCAATGCGTACTTTATATTTAAGTGCTAAATCTGGTGCAAAAGATAGAGGATTAAAATTTCAAATTACTGAACAAGATATGATGAATTTATTTCTTGCACAAAATAAAAGATGCGCTTTAACTAATAGAAAATTAGAAATTTTTTCTGCAACTAAACTTCATAAACGAAGCGAAACAACTGCTTCTCTTGATAGGATAGATTCCTTTAAAGGATATGTGAAAAGTAATATTCAATGGGTTCATAAATGGGTTAATATTATGAAGTGGAAACTACCACAAGGAGAATTTATTAGTTTGTGTAAAGAGGTCGCCCAACTCCACAAATAGTAAATCCACGCAAATGTCCCACTTCATGCTCTGTCACCTGAGTATCTTGAACACTTAATATTTCTCTGATTTTATCTAGACCGTGTTCTAACGTCATTTGTTTCATTCTCTTGATAATTGCAGAATGCGCTTCTGAGAAACAACTTTCAATATATTGCTTCCGCCCAACGCCGCCTAATATTTTAGGATTAATAATTAGGCGAACCTCTCCTGTTCGATTCATTTTAATTACAAACCAGGAACGAGGCGTATCACCTGACTCTTTTAGTTGATTACTTGCTAACCCTAATGCTTTATTTGCTGGGTCTTTTACCCACGCAATCGCGGCATTATGTAGTTCTGAATCTGTCACTACTTCTTCAATAGTTTTATAATCCGTAGTAGGTGTTGTTAAAATCTTAACATGTTCGGGAACACCCATACGAAGGATAGAGTCTTTTGTGAGAAGCATTATTTAACTCCTACCTGAATTTTTCATCAATAAGGTCAGATACAGTTGTCCAAATAAGTGATAACAACATTACGAATAAGGCAGGGCATATCCAAAGAGGAAGTGTTAGGAATGCTACTATTTTAAGAAAGGTCTTAGTTTTATTACTCATTTGGTGTTTAAAAACCTTCTAACTGTCTCAACATCCTGTGTTTGAGGACCAGAAATTCCACGAATGAATTGCCCGGAAGGACTCAAAATCATTACAACAGGAAGAGTTGAAGCAGACTTCATAAATTCACGCATTATCTTAGAGGATTCGGTATCGTTATCAACATCTGACGCAATACAAATATAGTCTTTAAGATTGAAATTCGGTAGGATATCTTCTAGGAAAACTTTACACATTTTGCAGCCTTTACGAGAAATATCCACTAATAAAAGTTTGCCTTTACCTAAGCATTGTGCAAATTCAATATCGGTATACCAATATGTTTGTGCATTTTTTGGATATATTGGGTGCGCTTTGTGTTCGCCATAACCTTTCCAACTAGGTATTCCTGAACAAGTTGTTAATATTGCTAGGCCAAGTATCAGAAATTTTCTATATTGCATATTTCACAGTTAACAACCTAATTTTGGTGTATTATACTAGTAAGTCTTTAATGAGGAAACTTATGAAAATAAAAACCGTAGCAGTTGGAGAAAAGTATAAATCTTGGACAGTATTAGAATATTTAAATGATGGTAAAGGACGATGGTTATGCAAATGTGCCTGTGGCACGTTACGTAAATTATTACCTTGTGTGTTAAAAAATACTGATAAATTTAAAATGTGCATGCAATGTACTTATAAATCTAGAATAGTTGATATTACTGGCAGGGTATTTGGGAAATGGAAAGTTTTACGGTTCGATACTACAACTTCTGAAAAACAATGGGCTAAAAAATGGATATGTCAATGTGAGTGTGGGAGAACCGCAAGTATTTTTTCTAGTAGTCTTTTGGCAAATAATTCTCATAGTTGTCAATATTGTATGAATAGAAAACCCGATATTCACACTATTTTTCGTAGGTGTTACGAAAGTGCGATAAAACGAGGTATTGAATTTAACCTCTCAAAAGATTATTTAAATATCTTATTAAAGAAACAAAAAAATAAATGCGCCTTATCAAATATAGTTTTAAATACTTATAGAAGTGGGCCACAAGGAATCAAGTGTACTGCGTCTATCGACCGTATAGATTCTTCTAAAGGATATATCGAAGGCAATGTTCAATGGGTTCACAAAAATATAAATTATATGAAGTGGAATTTAACACAAAAAGAATTTATTAATTGGTGTAAATTAGTCGCACTACATAATTAATTATTTAAGTTCTGTTTTAAGTTTCTCAAATAATCTGGCCGTGAGCGCACTATCGGCCAGGGCGCGATGGCGAACTGAATTTATACCAAATCTATTAACCCCCATATAGTTTAATGCGGCTTCAAGATTCACCCTCGTTTTGTCTTGATGAAAGGTAAACTGTGCAATCTGCTGGTGCCAATTAAAAAAGTCACCCATTGAGCGCGGCAATGACATATTAGTTTTAGAGTTATTAAGAGTATATAATGTTGAGGTTGTCTTAGGTAATCATGATGAGAAGTTTAAAAGATTTATAAAGAAGAATAGAAGACCAGACACAATTGAGAACGAAGAACGTCGTAAACAGTACGAAGTTCTAACTGATGAGAATAAAAAGTATATATTGGGTTGGAAACCATTTATCCAACTTCCTCCTGGCATCTTATTAGTTCACGGTGGCGTTAGTCCTCATACGATTCTTGAACCATTAAGCGGTAAAGACTTTAATGAAATCACACGAATGCGTTTTATACGAAAGAGTGATTTAGAAAAGGTTTCAACAGTCCATAATAACGATGGAACTTACGGACCTGAAATACCGCGAGATGAATGCTTAGAATGGCAAGAAGTATATGACGGGAGGTTTGGATTAATTTTACATGGACACGATATCCAATCAATGGATTATCCTGTGTTTTGGCAAGATAATGTAAAAATTGGAAAGCCTACAGGCAAGGGCAATGATTTCCGGTGGCGATTTTATGACACAATCTCTTTAGATACAGGTTGTGTAATGGGTGGATATCTTTCTGCTATAGTAATTGATACAAAGAGTGGAATGATTGAGATTAAACAAGTTAAAGCACATAAGGAGTACTGTAAATGAAGATTAAAGTTATAACCAATAATTGTCAACCTTATGATTGTGCATATAGAGAAGAAATAATCGAATGTATAAGATGGGAATTAGATGATGGGTTTATATTAATTTGGAAAGAGGTTAGAAGTCCTGATTATAGCGAAGAACTTATAAAAGCCATCAAAGCACCCTACTGTAAAATAGAGGTCTTAAGTGAGTAAATTGATACTCTTAATCGGACTTCCTGGTTCTGGAAAATCCACATGGGCTAACGAATTCTCTAAAGACAAAAAGAGCATCTTTATTGCTAGCGCCGACCATTTTTTCATAGGTGCTGATGGTGTTTATAGATTTGATGTTAGAAGACTTGGTTACGCACATAGTATGTGTCAAAAAGCAGTTGCTGATGCAATGTTTATCGGGACAAAATATGTAATAGTAGACAACACCAATCTGTTGCATTACACCGGTTTGTCTATCGTGATTACCTCTTACTAAGACCTTGTGACCGTTTAATTGGGCACAAATCTCTTTTGCCTTATCATCCTTTAAGAAGGAAAAATCACCTAAATGAATTACTGTATCGGCTGGTTGAACTACCCTATTCCAGTTTTGAATCAACTTCTCATTCATGTCTTGAACTGTCAAAAATGGACGATTACAATAAGTAATTATATTGGCATGACCAAAGTGTGTGTCGCCAACAAAGAAAATCATGACTCATACCTCTTAGCCATTTCTAATATTTTCTCTCGCGGAACACCATGCTGATTTCTAGCAAAATA